ATCGACACCATACAATAAATCTAAGACCTCCTTACTATGTCTTGCACATATACGATGATATTGAGAGTTTCTCTTTAATGTCAACATAATACAATCTAATATGTCCTGTGGACTCTCAGATGTAAGTGCATCTTCAATAGAATCTTTTAGATTATTAAGTGATGGACTACTGAATTCTTCTATCATTGATTCTTATCCAAGTGAATTGCTTTCTCCATGATACCTTGAATTTCTTTGGATGTCAAGTTGTTCATCCAACTCCATTCGGGGTCTTGTTTATCCCATTCAACAGTAAAACTACCGTCTTTATTTTGATTGATTTTCAGAGAGTTGTTGTTCATTGTTGGAAAGTTTCAAAGTTCTTTTAATTAATTTTGCATATTTAACTTCCGTTTCAGTATATAATTCTGGGTTTGCTTTCGCTCTCTGTATCAATATTTTAGCTGCTTTCTTATCCTTCATCAATAGTTAAGTTATATTAAGAATTATTTAGTATATCAGGAATTAAAGATATTCTTGATATCTCCTGATTCAGATGTGCTATCCTTCTTTATCTTAACTCTTGTTTTAAATCTTTCTTCGTGTTCTGCTAATTTCATCTGAACTGTTATCATTTCATCATGTAATCTCTCTATCCTTTCATTCTGAGATTGTATATGTTCTTCAACCATAAAGTTCTCCCCACTCATCGGGTCTTTGACTCTGATTTCAAACTGTTCGTCAGGTGTCAATCTATTTCTGTATGGATATAACCAATCTTCTATCTCAGATACAATGACCCAAGCAAACTCTCTAATTTTAAATAATACTTTCATAAATCTTTCCACTCTGTATAGTCTTCTTTAATGTCAACCTGTAACATTGATAGTAGTGTATCATATGGAATCCAAGCAGGGTTCTCATCTAAAAACTGTACTTGCACTTCCTTTATATTTTTCTGGTAAAATCTATCATAGACAGTTCTTACATTCTTAACATAAGACAATGGATTAATCATAGTAAATGGTTTCTCCAATTATAAACCCCCTGACTTAAAAAGTCAAGGGGTTGTTTTTTATTCTTATTTAATTAAGGTGGATGATAGAATTGATACATTTGCTAACTCGGTAAAGTACAATTAACGAATTAAAACCTCCTTACATATTCTTTTACATTCTGATTGTCTGTCGTCACATTCGACTAGGCACTCGTAATATTCTGTGATTAAATCGTTATCCTCATCATAACCATTGAGTTGATTTAGTGGAATTAAGTTGTGCATTTTATCGAATAATAGTTGAATATCTGAACCATAATACAGGAGTTTTAGTGCATCTTGTTTCTCCTAATTCTAAAAATATTTAGAAAATAGTATCTACAAATTCAGATATAAGTTAACAAAAATTTATGCCTACGCACATATACCTAGTCACGTTGTCGCCAATCATCTGAACGCTCTTGCTTAAACCAATCAGCAATATCGTCTGCACCATAAAATCCTCTTTTAGGTTTTCTGTCTGGATTGCCTATGTCCAAATATTTAAGGCACGAACCATCGTCATCTGTTGCTAATCTTCTTGCTTGACTCAACATACCTCTAGCACTTGTATTTGCTTTTGCCAACTTATTTGCCCATATCATGTCCTCTAATGAAACTTCAGTTCCAGCTGCGATGTCTTTACAAATTGCTTGCAATCGTAAACGGTATTGTGTAGATAGCATAAGATAATCTAATAGTTCTCATTATATATTTTAATTGCGAAACCGTCATTTTATTTGTATTAGTATGAACACATTACCTCCATTTTGTAAATGGTTTTGACTCAACAGCAATCCTATCTTTCACTTCAATTAACTTTGCTGTCTCTAATTCATCACTCTCATCTGCATAGGTATGATGTGTGACTTCTTTTAATGTTTTTAGGTATTCTAAAACGTGTTCTCTTATCTGCATCAGGTCATCATAACAACCTTGATTATATGCACAACCTCGCAAACTATGGTCAGGTTTTAATACTGATTCAGTAAACAAGTCTAACGCTCGCTGATATTTTTCAGCAGCTGTTTCCTCTGTATCAATTGAGTTTTGGTCGTGCATTTTTCTTCTCCTTTTGGATACCTTTTTTTATGTATATCATAGCACATTCAAAGTTCTTTGAGAAGTGTTCGATTATACCATTGTGAACAATGGCAAATTTTCTACCATTAGACGGAACTGCAGCCCACGAACCATCCTTTGTTACATAACCAGTTGGTTGACCAACTTTGGCATCTAACAAAGAGGGGAGTGTGGTAGGGTAAAAAGTTTGATAATTAACTTTTCTTGCCATTAAAATACTGCTGTTACACTTATAATCCTAGCGTTAGGATTTCTTGCAAGTGCGACTTGTCTTGCTTCCTGATAGTCAACTGCTCTAACTTCTTCGTTGAACACTTGACCTGCCACGATGAGTTGTACTCTACAACGCATTAGAAAAACCTCCCTTTAGATGCAAAGTTTACGATTGCAAATGATGAACCAATACAAAATGTCATCAATGCCAGTGTGAATACAAATCCTTCAATCATAGTATCTCCTTTGTTTACTCTTCTATTATATAATATCTAAGATGTTTATGCTAGGTTCTTGTGCCACTTTGTTAACTGGTTGATAATCTTGTATTCTTTTCTGAATTAAGTTACCATATCCTTCATTCAATTCACACCCAATATAATGACGATTAAGTGACTTTGCTACTGCAGCTGTAGTTCCTGCACCCATAAATGGGTCGAGTACTGTGTCTCCTTCTTCGCTCCCTGCAAGTATGCAAGGTTCAATCAAGTCAGGTGGATATGTTGCAAAATGTGCTTCCTTATATGGTTTAACTGTTACTGACCAGACAGAGCGTTTATTCTTTGTTGGATATGATTTTGTAAGTCCGCTATGGGGTTGTAGTCCTGTTCCTTCGTTGTGATATTTTCCGTTGGTTCTATCTCTTGTTCCCCAATCTTTTGCGGGTTCTTTGATTGCTTCATTATCGTAGTGATATTTTCTATTTTTACTAAACAAAAATATATATTCGTGTGACTTTGTACACCTGTCTCTCACACTCTCAGGCATTGGATTTGGTTTATGCCAAATTATATCTTGACGTAGATACCATCCATCGTTTCTCATTGCAAAGGCAAAGAGCCAAGGTATTCCAATTAAATCTTTCTCTTTCAATCCATCTAATTTATTACCTCTTTTTGCACACTTATCTGGTAGGTCTTGTTTTGTTTTAGATACTGATTGTTTAACAAGTGCTTGACCTTTTCCTGGTCTATAGTTATAGTAACTATCTCCTAAATTTACCCATAGAGTTCCATCATCAGTTAAAACATCCCTGACATTACGAAATACATTGACAAGACTTTCAATATATTCTTCGGGTGTCTCTTCTAATCCGATTTGACTATCTTGTCTAATCGCACCACACTTCGGGCAAACAGTTTTGTATATTGCATCCCCTACTCCATACATTTCATCGTGATTTTTATGTCCTGTGTTACAATTCTCTGCTTTGACTTTACTATCTCTCCTATGATTACAATTAGGGTCGCCACCTATCCAAGTTGCAGTTCCATAATCTCTCAATCCATAGTATGGTGGGGAAGTAACACAAGTTCTTGCACTCTTGGGTAGAAATGCTGATAGAGTTTTCTTACAATCTCCAAATAGAATTAAATCTTTCATTATCCAAATAAATGTATGTTGTAATGTTTACGAACTGGTTTATATTTGGGTTTAGGTTTGACCTTAACTACCTTAAGGATTCTTAATAGTGTTTCTGATTTCATTTTGTGATAACTGAAGTTGCTGCTTCGCCTTTGTTGAATATTGTATCAACAACTGCTTCGACCTTTCTGGCGGTTGAGATACCAACTTTGGAATATACTGGAATACATACCAGACCAAATACCTTGTCCTTCGCTCCCTTGCGAATCACACGACCAATAGTTTGTGAGATTCCGACATAATCCATAGACCTCATAAACAAGACCGCTTCAAGACCTTTGACATTGATACCTTCAGATAGAATACTGTGATGTAATACAACAAATCTTTTGTCTGGGTCTTGACCCCATGCGTTGAGTACATTGAAGAACTCTTCTCTGTCAACCTTTTCGCCATCAATTATAGCACCTGTCTTGGAAGTAATCAACATATATGAATATCCTCTCCATGCCAACTCATCAACAAACTTTGTATGTGCAATTAGATTGACGATCTGACTTGTGGACTTGGCACATATTAGAACCTTACTCTTCTTAAGGTTGTCCATTGCATCAATCATTTGCTCACAATCTCTGTCAGCAACTAACTCATCTTTCTCCAAGATTCTTGTCCGATAGACTTCAACCTTTGGTGGTAGTATGTAACCTTGATTGACAAGTTGTGGTGCGGGTACTTGACATATCACATTACCATAGGTCTGTGACCAGTTCATACCTGCCTTCTCTGGTGTGCTACTGTGCTTTGGTGTCGCTGTGAAGTAGTAGCACCTGTCTGCATGATGTGAGAAATGCTCTGTTGGTGGATAAAAGTTCTTCTGTACTGAATTATGTGCTTCATCATAGTAGATAGTATCAACCTCAATATCAAGTGATGCTGATATTTTGTTGAGTGAATGATATGTTGTGAATATAAGTAGATTCTCTGTGCTATTATGATACCAGTATTCTAACTGATCTGTCTTTGTTGTACTCTTGTGGTGTGTCTCTCCACTATGTACATGAATAACCTCAACATCTGTGATGAACTCTAGAAACTCTGATGATAACTGATTTGCAAGTAGAATACGAGGTGCAACTACAACAATAGTCTTTGGTAAACTGTTCTGTGCAAACCTTCTCTTGGCATCTTCGATCATACACATTGTCTTGCCACCGCCAGTAGGTACAATCACTTGCCCTTTTCTGTGTGTATTCATTTTGTCAAGTGCTTTCTGTTGATGTGGTCGTAGAGGCATTAATGTAATAATATCAATATGTACATATTATAGCAAAAAAGGTTCCGTTTGGGAACCCCTTGTGATGCTTTTTCAACTGTCCTTAAAATTTATTAGAGTTTCGCTTACAAACCATACAAAGGTATGTATGCTTTTAAAAATTTTAATGTAGGTCAACCCATGCTCCATTTGCACGACCTTGAAACTTATTCGTGGTTGTGTTATAGATGATAGAACCATTAATAACACCATTAAGATTACCTCTCTGTGTAGTGGTAACTCTTGGCATAATCATGTGTCTTGTAGTCGTAACTCCTGCATTTCCAAAATCAGCAGCAGACCTTGAAATGGTAATTCCTACACCGATTTGACCAAACAATGCTTGTCCTTGACTACAATCTAATTGAGTTGCTGGTAATATGG